TAGATGTAATATCGTGGCGAACTCTTTGTGAGTCTAAAACGGATGGACGGATAATCGGACGTGATGCCTCGACTTTTGCAGCATCTACAGCCTGCTCTGCCGGTGCATCCGGTGTTGTTGGTTCAGGGGCAGTAGTCACTGCGGCCTCGCTTTCGGTTTCGGTTTCGATTTCTACGATGGTCGTATGTATCGTTGTTTCTTTTGTACTTGTAGCTGCCTCAAGTTCTGCTCGAGCGGCTGCAATATCAGTTACGGATGCGCTAGAAAAGGCCGGCGATTCAACAAGGCTGACCTCTTTGAGGACCGCCGCCGTTACTAACAGGTAATCACCCATTGGCTTAGAGGCAGATACATCTACCCCTACGGATAAGCCAGTTACTAGGTTTTCCTGAGCGAGTACGAGCGCATCTTGTCCTCGAGTGCTGCTCGATAACTTAAAGGATCCGTACACGCCGTCTGTTGAGTCTGTAAAACTAATTGCTCTACCCACCGGCTTATCTTGTTCGTGTTGAGATAAAAGTTTAATTTTTGTTGTATCGGGAATAGAAATAGATCCGCGCTCAAATACAACAGGCCCGGCACTTGTGTTTCCTACTTCGCCATACGGTGCGACCATCCCGTAAATTGTGCGTTTATCTGTATCGGCTGCTTGTATCTCTTGACTAAACGTTAATAACACTTGTATCCCCTAACGGTGTGAGTTGTTCCATTTGCCGAGCTTGTTCCACGGTGATTAGATTTAGATTTAGCATTTTCTCTATTACATTTAAGCGTTCCATAGCATCGGCACGTAAAAACGTATCGTCTATTGCAAAACGCACCTGATTTTGACTATTTGTAATATCGTTCATTGAGAGCCTGTCCTCAATAGCGCAAATGTAAGGCTGTAATGAGTAAGCCATAAATTCTTTACGCCCATCTAAAATATTTTGGTACGTCATAGAGCTATTCATATCCGCACTTATGTAATATGCAGGTACGTTCATAGAGCGAGCAATTTCTAAAGCTAAGTACTGGGAGAAATCTACGTAGCCCATATCTTTAGGACTAAAGCCAATATTTTCTACGCTGAGAGTAGAGGTCAAATACGCCGTACTACGCGAGGCACGGCTAGCTTTCCAACTTGCCAGTAAACCTTGTACTTGCGCCTCCGGTAAATCTGCACCGTTATTTTTTAATACTGTTGTGGCCATTGGAGTAGCAGCGCTTACTGCGGCTGCGCGTTGTACATCGTAAGCAGCTTTAATAGTTGTACTGGCAGTGTTTAATACACCAGGGATAAGTGACTGAAAAGTAACAAGTGAACCAATACCACCCATTGGTACTTTTTGGCCATTAACAAAATAATCTTCTATCTCTGTGCCGTAATTATTAGTTGTATATGTAACTCTATTATTATCTATCCACTCAAACCCGGATGGACGGCCATCATCTGCATACAAACTTGTAACGCGCCAATAGGCAACGCCGTAGAAAATTAAGCTATCTACTGTTGCACTAATAGTTACGCTACGTGGCTGACGTATATCCGGCTGTTCTAACCAAACAGGCGAGCCTAACTTTTCTCCGGTAGATTTTTTATACAAACTTAATTCGATACCGGCAATAACACCCGTAAGTAAATTTCTACAACGGCTAACACTTGCAACTTGTAAAGCAAAAGTGCGATCTACGCCGGCAGCATTAAAACCAAAAGTAGGACTAGAGCTAAACGATCCGTAACCGTAACTACCGTCCATTACTGCAGGGGCGTATTGCGCCTCAACAGCGTTTTCTTTAGGGCGTAGCCCAAGAGTCTGTAGTAATCCCATAAGAGGGATTTTGGCGTTTAGTCAAGCATATTTCAGTTAATCGTGTCCGTGTCTAACTGTAAACTTTAGCCTCACCTACGGGCTGATTTAGAATATGGATAATAAAACTTAGGCTAATAGCAATATCCACGGGCCCTGCGGATTTACGCCTCACGATACGCCAACTTGCATCCGACACCTTAGCTGCACAATTAGCCATACTCTCGATTAGCTCGTCCTGGCCGCTATGGACGAGTTTTTTATTTACCAGGGCATTGTATAAATCGCCGGCGGCCTGATAAGCCACCATCCCGGATATATCCTGCACTGCTACGCCGCTCATCTCAAGGCGCTTAGCAATAGTGGCCGTAGTGTATTTGTCGTAACACACCGTCCGAGGAAAGTAGATATTTGTCCAGTGCTTTATACGCTGAGCTACAAAGAGATCGTCTATAGCTACGTCATTATGGAATACCTCAAGGACTGCCACGCCTATACGGCCATCGGGCATAACTTGGCCCATAGACAAACTTGCATCGCGGCGATTAGGTGCCACGTCAAAGCCAAAGATAGTTAAAGGCCCTGGGTTTAATTCTAAAGTTTTGTCGCCTGACTCCTCAACGCTGAGGTAAGGCCAAGGCGATACAAGGCTGCTAACCCAGGTGCACAATAATTCTGTGCGAGTAGTTTCAATAGCCGAGGTAGCTACAGACTCCTCGAGCGCCTCCTCTGAAATCGTGTAACCGAGTGCCGGGTTTGCCTGGGCCCAGGCTTTACGATCCGTTACCTTTGCAAACTGCTCGGCTGAGTACTCGTAAAAGCCAAACGTTTTAGGAGGAAAACTTAGAGCTCTTTCGCGTAAGTCATTAAGCACCGTACTAAAGGCATCACCGGCATTTGACGCTAGCAAAGTTTGCGACCCCACACGTGCACGGGTAATCGGCATTGCGGCGCGGTAGCCCTCCTCGCTAATTTCGCGTACCTCATCAACAAATAACAAATTGGCGCTGCGTCCGCGGCTGCCATCGCGTGTAGCTGCTACAACATCAAGGCGAGCGCCATTACGTAGCTCTATGCTTTCGGTGCCGTTTGCAAAACGTATCTGCTTACACTGTTTGCTTAGCTCATCCGACCCCTCAATAGCGTAGGCCACTTGCCTAAACGTTTCTAAAGCCATAGATCTATTAGAGCTCATAATTACAACATTTTTAGAATTAAACAAAAACAGGTGCCCGAGCATCAACATCCGCGCCAGGTGTGTTTTACCGTTTTGACGTGCGCACAATACAAGGTTTGTTTTGCGAATAAATAAACCGTCCTCGTCCACGGTACAAATATCGTTAAGTACAAATTCCTGCCAGGGTAAAAGTGGCAGGCCAATACTCGTAGCTAAATCTGCTATCTCATTACCTCGAGTTTTGCCTTTGAGGTATGGCGTATGTAATCGGGGCTCAGTAGCCCCCTGCAGTGGCGTTTTGGTTTTGGTCATATCCCTACTAATTCTGTTTAGTTTGGCCCACACACGGACCGGCTGGGACCCTGCTTGACTGCCTTGGGGAGATTTTGCTCGGAAAGGCAGGGGGGGTAGCCGTCCGTGCTAAAAAAACAGCCTGTGAGCGAGCACCCTTGAGTTGGTTACATCGCTTGCAAGCAGCTACTAAATTCTCTAAGGAGATAGGGTCACCGCCATCTCTAATACTTATGACGTGATCAGTCTGTGTTGCATCGTCACCACAATACACACACGTATAACCATCTCTGGCTAACACCAATAACCTCTGCTTTTTATATGCACGTGATAACCGTGGATCCTGTGAACCTTTAACCATTAGTAATGGCCTTTGGTCTTATGATGCAACAAAGCATTACAAGCGCTCTTATATCTATGCTCAACATACTTAATGCCTAATACTATTTGTCTATAAGGGTTTGGCTCTACCATCTTCAGTAGCTGAGGTATGCCGTACGCACTGCTTTGCTTATTCTTTGCAGTAGGTGACCAATTACTCTCTAACGTCCATAATTTCTCTAAACATCGCATTTGCTTATTATCATTAACTATCAAAGCTGCAAACGCTTTATATTCATACGTTTTTAATAGCTTATCTTGATCCGCTTGTAAGGGCGTAATACTTGTAATGCTAATTACACATAGCCCGGCCAATAGCACCAAACTTCGCCTGCGAGCTACCCGCCCTAGCGGCTCGCCTGCGAGTGTGGAGCGTACCACCGTAGTCAAATATCGTTTCATAGGTTGTTCACCTAACCCTGTTTAATTGCATTTTATGTAATGCCTCAGCTGAGGTTTTGCCCATAGCAAACAGGAAAGTTTGAAAACTTATGGCTTTAGGGTTGCCATCGGGCCTTTCAAACTTGAGATCGGCCGGAGTAGACATAACCGCATCGGCTTTATCCCACAAATCTGCAAACCATTTACTGCGAGAAACTACAAGTAATGCAATACCGTTGCCGTTTTGTATGAATTTATTTACCCACGGGGTTGTATTACTAAAGGGTGGGTTCATCCACACAAGAGCCCCCCCCCAGTCCTGCGCTAAACCGTCATCTGCCTGGCTAAACCAACGCTTTGCAGGTATCCAGGGAATACCATTAACCGGAGCCGCCACATCTATATCAAATTGCAACCCTAAGGCCTTAAATAGCCACTCAGGGGTGTAATAGTCATTAGTCGTCATTTGGTCACTGACTACATTAAACAGGCTTGTTTGTTCCTGTGGGGTAGTCATAATTGGTTTACCGTATCCTCATTATCCACAAGTTGTACACCCATAACCCCACACCCGAGGCACTCAACTACAAGCACCCCAGGCGGTAGGTTTTCAAACTCGGTTATATTTGTATGATCCTTTATAGCCTTACATATCCTGCAGCTATAACGTAGAGTCGCCATAGTCCGACCGCTTAAGGTATTTCATCTCGAATAAGTTGCGCTGAGGCACCCAGTAGTTATTGTCCCATTGGACTTTATACTTAGGGTGTATGGCCATAGCTACTGGCATCCAGCCAATAAGGTAATAGACCGGTGATTTACCTATAACAAGTATTGCTATATCTCGCATACGTTCAGGCGGCCTTTGCCTGTTTTGTATGATGAGATGGCCTCCGGTGTGCTGCGTGTGCTTTACCTCGATATTGCCGCCTACATCCGCACCATCGTGAAAATCATCCCAGCGTGGGTTATATGCAGTATCGCCAAAGTGCATCGCTACAGCTATTTGTGCGCCCATAGCCTCGGACTTTTCCGTTACCATTTCGTGATAATTAAGGCTGCGGTTATATTGTCCGTGCTGAGTTGTAGGATGAGAGTTTTTGACCTGCATCCACTTAAACCCTACCTCGTGAGCTAATCGTTCCTGCTCGTGGTCGAGCACTACACGATCTAGCCCCGGCACCGTGAGCACTGCCACATCACCTC